AGATCCAGGAATACTATGTGCAGAGTGTGAATCATTATCTAAACAAGCACTTCTTTACCATGCATCGGCATCCCAAACTGCAATGGCTCATGGCCACAGCAGCCAGTCCGGGACTAGGGTCAATGAAGCACAGTTGGATATCACTCAAAAAGAAAGAAACTGGAGACTCGGCTGTCAAGAAACAATTGCGTGAATTGTATCCACACTTTCGAGATGATGAAATTGATTTGATGTCCAAACTCACAGACAAAAAAGAACTTGCACAACTACAACGTGCATATGGAAATGACAAGTAACTTCACATGTAAGTATTGTGCTAGATCATTCAGTCGAGAATCCACGCTGAGTGTACATGTATGTGAACAAAAGAAACGCTATCAAGAATCCAGCGAACGTGGTGTACAGTTGGGTCTACAAGGCTATCTAAAGTTCTACGAATACACACAAGGGTCTGCTAAACTAAAGTCATGGGATGACTTTGTGACATCACCTTACTATCGTGCTTTTGTCAAATGGGGCAGATATTGTGTGGGTGCCCGAGTAATCAATCCAGCAAGATTTTTAGAATGGCTGTTAAATGGTAATCGCAAGATTGACAACTGGTGCAGCGATCGGCTATACACAGAATATCTTGTGACCTACGTACAGAAAGAAACTGTAAATGATGCATTGGCTAGAGCAATTGAATATGGCATTGATTGGAGTGAAAAGAACACATCTCCAGCACATGATTGTTTGCGATATGGCAGCACCAATGCCACATGCTATGCCATAACCACTGGTAGGGTAAGTGCTTGGGTGATCTACAATAGTGAATCAGGGCAGAAATTTTTAAATGAACTCAACGCAGAGCAAGTGGCCATGATCTGGCCTTACATTGATTCGGACGCATGGCAAAAGAAGTTTGTGGATTATCCAGCAGATCAGGAATACGCAAAAGAAATACTAACACAAGCAGGATGGTGATATGATCAAAGGACTAATGGGCGATGCGTATGTACAAGTAACTGGTGGTGACACTAGTTTACCGTATGTGACACAAAACACACAAAATCCCATACAAGGCATAATGCGAGTCAACGGTAATCTACTGGAAGTATTTGACAATTCCATCTGGAAACAAATACCCTCCAGTTATGCAACTGTGGGTCTTATTCCAATATATCAACAGGCTATAGAATGGGCTGCAAAAAAGATGCAAGAAGAAAAAGAGATGAAAGCATTGGCCGAAAAACATCCGGTAATTGCTGACTTGGTAGAAGCTGTAGACCGAGCACAAGAACAATTGCAAATGACAGCAGCATTGATAAAAATATGAGTGCAGACATTGACATTGATGTGCCCAATAGGGATGCTGTGCTGGAGTTGATACAGCACACAGCAGCACGGCAAAGCAACGGACGCAAACACAACTCAGGCATCTATGTCACTGACATTCCACGCGATCCTGTGCTAGGATGTTCAGCATTGGATTATGAAACAGCCGAAACTCGTGGCTATTTCAAGATAGACTTGTTGAACATGAGTGTTTATAATTTAGTAAAAGATCCAGAGCATTATGAAACAATGTTAGCAGCAGATCCACCATGGAGCAGATTATGGTTGGATCCTGAATGGACCAAACAATTGATTCACATAGGCAGTTATACTGAGTTATTGAAAAGTATGAAGCCTGATTCAATACCAAGAATGGCAGCATTTATCAGTGTAATACGTCCAGGTAAAGCACATTTGCAAAATCAACCTTGGACTACGGTATTTGACTCAGTATGGGATGGTGATCTCAGCCGAGGATATGTATTTAAAAAAGCACATTCACTTGGTTATGCAGCCCTAGTGGCCTTGCATATGAATTTAATCAACACGCCTGACCAGGGTAATTGATTTTCGTTTGCCTTTTCTACGGGCAATGTCGTTTAGGCTGCACACAGGACCGTGTAGTATTTCCAGGTCTTTGTTCACAAAAGTACGCAAGCACAAGCGGAATTCTTCCCATTCACCGCGCAGGAATATGTTGATAGGTATGCTTCTATTAGACTCCCACCACCAAGTGTTGGCCAGCTCAATATAGCGTCGTTTTTGTTCGAGATCTTGTATCACACCAAAGTCGTAGATGGTGGTGATTACATCGTCGCGATTCTGCACGATTCCTACATATTCATTGTTGGCGTACACACACAAGGTTATAAAAGGATACTTGTCTGCAAGTTTTTGAAATAAGTCGCTGCCCATATTGTATTAGTTCGGATATTTATACCCCGAGACTTCGAGGTAAATATCATTGGAGCACCATATGTATTCAACTCAGATCTATATCTATCAACAAATCCAACGTGTGTTGGTACTGGATACCTCAGATGGTGATGTTTTTGACCGGAGGTGGAACCCTGTGTACGCTAAAAAATTAACCATCAACAAAGGTGTTGACAATGTGATTTTGTTTGAATTTATCAATCAAGATCAAAAACCTGTGAACATCACAGGGAGTGTATTACGATTTAAATTGATCAATCTAGCAGGCACAGCTCAGCTGATTGAAAAAGAAATGGTCATAATCAATGCACAGTTTGGTCGTGCCAAAGTCACGTTGACCTCAGCAGAGTCTTCAGAATTTCCCCCTGAGCCTTCAAGCTATGCAATAGAAAGATTGTCAGGCAACTTGACCGAAGCAGTATTTGTGGATGCACAAGCACAAGCCCGCGGTGATGTAGATATCGTGGACTCAGTAAAGCCGGCCTTTGTGCCCAGTACACTGGTGACCATTCCTACTACCTTTGGTCCTGATGCATACCTTGATCCAGTATGGAATTCAAATTACCCTGACTGGGCGCTGAATCCACCAGGCTTGTACGGCAATGTAGCATCGGATCCACAACGCATCAGCAGCCATGTTCCTACCAATGGTACTAGCCTGACCACATTCCAACTGGAGATGGATCACTACACCGGCAATGTCAAAGCACAAGGTGCCCAGAACTATGAATCAGTTTGGGTAGACGTCACAGATGTACAAAGTTATTACAACAAAACTGGCACCAGTTATCTCAATGTAGTTGGTTACCATCCTTTGTTGAGATTGATCAGTGATCAATGGCCTGGAACACAACAAGTACAATTGGCCACAGCCACTGCCACAGGAGCCAATGGTGTGATCACTGGTATAACTGTGAACCAAGCAGGATATGGATATCTAGCACCACCCAAGGTCACTATCATTGGGCTAGGCGCAGGTGCCGTGGCCGAAGCAGAAATTGAAGGTACCTCTGTTAGCGCCATAAATGTTATTAACGGTGGCCTGGGGTACGTTACTAACCCACAACAGACACAAAAAGTAGCATTGATCAGTATCAATCGTGGAGCCATCGTAAGCATATTAGTTAGATAATGAAATTTAAAAAAATTGTAGGTTTTGGTGATTCATGGATGTATGGTGACGAGCTACTGGATCCTGAATTAAAACAAACGCATTCCGATGCACACACATGCTGGAGTCAAAATGATCAATATCGTAACGATCATAATTTTCTAGGATTAGTTGGCAAACATTACGATGTACCAATAGAAAATTTTGGTATTGCGGGCGGGTCAATGCAAAGTTCAATTTGGACATTCCAATGGTGGTTGGATCATGAACCAGACCCAGAAAACTGTTTGGTACTGGTAGGACATACTGATTCGGACCGACTGAGTTTTTACAACCCCAATCATACCAGCTACGGAAATGATCCTCCGTGGAACAAGTTTATTCATTCGACCTGGGTAGAATATGGAAGCAGCGTGATTCCCCAAGAGTTCCGTACCATGGTCAAACAACAGTTGGTGTTGACCAACTGTGCCGAACTAGCAAGATTAAACTATCAACAAACTGTGTTATTTTTTGATGGGGTTGCAGCCAGACATAACATTCCAATGATGCAGTTTCACATCATGCCTGGTGATTGTGTTATGAAAAATGCACCCACAATAATCTGGCCCAAGTTCTCTACCACAATGTGGTTTCGAGATCATCCAGGTAACCAACGACGAGAACTTATCATGCCCGGTGGTCATCCCAACGAGATTGGGCATAAAATGATTGCTGAAAAGTTGATTTCTACCATAGACTCTGCTACAATGTAAGGATGTTAGACATCCTTGGTTATCTGCCTACGAAACGAAAAGCCACGCCTTCGGGTTGGATAAGTTTCAATGCAGTGTGTTGCCAACACAACGGCAGCACAACAGATAAGAGAAGCCGAGGAGGTCTCAAACCCACAGAACAAGGTTGGAGTTATCACTGCTTCAACTGCAACTACACCGCCAGCTTTATCCTTGGCCGCTCAGTGAGCTTCAAAGCCCGCAGGCTCTTGGGTTGGTTAGGTGTGCAGGACGCAGAAATTGATGTGTTAAACTTGGAAAGTCTAAGGCATCGCAGTGTACATGGTATACTAGATGACCGACAACGTATGGTTAATGTGTTGTCCGGCATAGAATTTGAAGAACGAGAATTGCCACCAATGAGTGAGTTATTGGTTGATTCATATGAACGCCGAGAGTATCTTCGTTCAAGAAAAGTACCTGATGATTATCCTGTGATGGTGCAGCTTTATGAAGCAAGGTCATGGAAAAATCGACCCAGTGTGATCATTCCATTCACCTACAATGATCGCATAGTAGGGCATACTCAGAGATTCTTAGATGATCGACGGCCCAAGTATGTTACTGATAGCCAACCAGGGTACGTTTTTGGCACAGAATTACAACACAACGATTGGACCCATACGATGGTGGTAGAAGGTATATTTGATGCTCTCAGCATTGGTGGACTGGCAGTAATGCACAATACTATATCTGACGAGCAAGCACGATTGATTCGTAGTCTGGGCAAGGAAATAACAGTGGTGCCCGATCAAGACGCCGCAGGCATGGAACTAGTAGATCGTGCTGTGGAACTGGGATGGGCAGTGAGCATGCCTCCCTGGCCCGCTGACATCAAGGATGTGAATGACAGCGTGATGCGTTATGGTAGACTGGCAACTGTGCTAACTATATTTGAAAATCGTGAAACCAGTGAAATCAAAATTGAAATGAAAAAACGAAATCTTTTAAAACACCTCAAATCATGAATAAATTTACCAATTTAGATCAGTTCAGAAAAATAGGGAATGTATTCACTATGTCCTATATCTATTCAGGTATAGCCGCATATTTTTCACAACAAAACAAATTCAACGAACTGGAATTTACATCTAGCGCAAATACTATTTTCTGCAAAGATTGGAATACCAATTACATTGACAAAGATCCCGACGAACAAAAATATTTTGGATTGATCAATGAAGGTCACATTGATTATTGGTTTCCATCAGAAGATTGGAAAAATGTCACATTGATAACCGGGCACGACCATGTCCGACACTATCCAAACAATATTAAAAGCATAGGATTTAATCGATGGGACCTGCTGATTCAGCAGAATTTCTCTAATCCAGTGATACGTAATGAAGTCAATCAACAAGGCCTATCAACTGCTGAATATGATGTATTGTGTTTGGTTGGTCGGCCACGAGATCATAGACTTAAATTTTTATTAAATTTGCAATCCAATAGCAACGGACTCAAGATTGTAACTGATGGTAGTCAACAGATCTTGGACACAAAATACCGTACTGAGACCCTGGGATTTGAATCTTATTTCAACAAATTTGATATTGATAAATTTAAGTCTGGCAGGGGATTTTCCAGTTTTTACCACGCCGAGGATACAAATTATCTAGAGTCCATCCCGCACAAAGATATGTATAGTTCTTGCAGAGTCAATGTGGTATTAGAGACAACCGTGTATGATGTTAAAAAACCTCTCTTGAGCGAAAAGACTTGGAAAGCATTAGCGCATCGTAGACCATTTGTGATACTTGGAGACACTAACAGTATATCTACATTGAAGGAAAAGGGATTTAGAACTTTTGGTAACTTCTGTGACGAATCATACGACTCTGAATCAGATTTAAGTAAGAGAATCAACATGGTAGTAGTGGCTATGCATCAGTTGGTGTCTGCTTGTAAAACCCATGCCAACGAAATAGATAAAATTTGTAAACACAATCAGGAATTGTTCTTTGATACAAATCGAACTTTTTCAGATCTTGCAGCATTTGGTAAGTTGTGTCTGGAAGAATTGTATAATGTATAAGGAAAAATCTTGTTAAAAGACTACGGAATTGATGTACAACGCTTGTTCCTGGAGATGATGTTGGAGGATGCACAAGGCTATGTGCGTGTGCAGAACATCTATAATCCAGAGAACTTTGATAAGAGTCTACGACCTGTGGCTGCGTTTATCAAAGAGCATGGCGATCGATACAAGACACTACCAGATCGCACACAGATAGCAGCCACAACTGGTGTCAAGCTACAACCAGTGCCTGAACTGAACGAAGGACACTTTGAATGGTTCATGAACGAGTTTGAATCATTTACCCGCAGACAAGAACTGGAACGTGCTATCCTTAAAGCAGCAGACTTGTTGGAAAAGGGTGACTATGATCCTGTGGAAAAACTGATCAAAGATGCGGTACAAATATCATTGACCAAAGACATGGGCACAGATTACTTTGCTGACCCTGCTGCACGTATCAACAAATATTTCAACTCAGGCGGGCAAGTATCAACAGGGTGGCCACAACTGGATCGATTGTTGTATGGTGGATTCAGTAGAGGTGAACTAAACATCTTTGCAGGTGGGTCAGGATCCGGCAAAAGTTTGGTCATGATGAACATAGCATTGAACTGGGTACAAACAGGATTGAGTGGTGTGTATATCACATTAGAACTCAGTGAAGAACTCACAAGTTTGAGAACTGATGCCATGCTCACAAACATGAGTACCAAGGACATACGCAGAGATATCGACACTACAGAACTCAAAGTCAAACTGGTGGCAAAGAAGTCAGGCAACTATCAAGTTAAGGGTTTACCGGCGCAATCAAACATCAATGACATACGTGCTTATTTGAAAGAGTATCAAATTCAAACAGGCAAGCGTGTGGACTTTGTGATGATTGACTACTTGGACTTGTTGATGCCGGTGAGTGCAAAAGTAAGCCCGAATGATTTGTTTGTGAAAGACAAGTATGTGAGTGAAGAACTACGTAATCTAGCCAAAGAACTAGGCATACTAATGGTCACTGCTAGTCAATTGAATCGATCAGCAGTGGAAGAAGTAGAATTTGATCACAGTCATATTTCAGGTGGTATTAGTAAAATTAACACAGCAGATAATGTGTTTGGTATATTGACATCACGTTCGATGAAGGAGCGCGGCAAATATCAAATTCAATGTATGAAGAGTCGTAGTTCAACAGGGGTAGGTCAAAAGATTGATTTGGAATACAACATTGATACCATGCGTATCACTGATGCAGGTGGTGATGAGAACGAAAATTCAGCTCGAGGACCTAAACCCAGCTTGATGGATTCTATCAAAGCTCGTGCTAGTGTATCGTCGTCTGAGCCTGCAGAAGGTGCTGTAAAGTGGGAACGTCCGCAGCCTGCAGAAGGTCATGATCCCCTAGATCCTACTCCTAGAACCCCCACTGCGAGAGTGTCTGCAGACGTTCAAAGCGCCAAACTTAAAGAGTTGTTAGGCAAGATCAAAACAGGTTAAAACCAATAAATAACTCAAGGGCCCTCAAACGACATGCAAAAACGCACACGTAGTCTATTAGAAGAATTAGATTCCATGTATATCGAGCGTGAACGCGACTTGATTATAGAGAGTCGCGCTTCTAACATCATAGCAGGTGCTATTAATCTATTAGAACAAATAGATGCTTCGTACTCCCCTGAACAAGCAGAAAATCTCACACGCAAACTGCTGAATGCCATCCGCACTCGAGATGCAGGCAGATTTGCAAGAACAGTAAGGCGTAGTCATGCAAATCAATAAACTGCTGGAAGGCGGAAATGTTTTTAAAGGGCCCAACAAAGAGCCACTTACCCAACGAATTAATCGTCAAGATATACCTGCCACAGTGAGTTGGCTTGAACAAGTCACTGGCTTGGATTTCAGTAGCGAGGTAGGAGAAGATGGTATACCAATGCGCTGGCTAGGTTCAACTGGACGTAAGCCCACATCCGGTGATCTAGATCTTGCTGTGGACCTGAATGAAATAAACAAAGAACAGCTGGCTGGAATCCTGGCGCAGTTTGTGCAGAGTCAACAAATGGATCCCAGAGAATGGGTCAAAAAAGGTGGCGAAGTACACTTCAAAACACCCATTGCTGGTGATTCCAATCGCGGATTTGTACAAACTGATTTTATGTTCTTTCCTAACTTGGATTGGGGACAGTTTTATTATGGTGGTGGCGCAGAATCAGCTTACAAAGGCATGAACCGTAACGTATTGATGTCAAGCATAGCCAAACAACAAGGACTCAAAGTTGGAGCCAATGGCATGTTTTCTCGTGAAACAAATCAACTGGTGCCCGGCGGTCTGGATCCTGACTACGTGGCCACAGTGTTGTTAGGGCAAGGTGCTACTCGTGCCAACCTAAAGAATGTAGAATCAATCTATGCTGCACTCACGAATGATCCTAATCGCGATGCCAAAGTTAAAGATTTCCGCGAATATCTAGCTGGTGAAGGTATTCAAGAACCCGAAATGACAGTGCGTGAAAGTGACGCCAACTTCTTGGCTCGCCTGCGTGATCGTATTGTGAATCAAGGTATGCAGCCCTTGATTGAAACTAAAAAATCTTATCAACTGTACGAACAAGAACCTGTTGCTGTAGGCGGAGAAGCCAAGGGCATTGAGCACCTGGAAGA